ACCGTACGTTTTAAGTTATTTTTGTTAGTGCCGCTTATGGATAACTTAGGCAACCAGACCACACTAGAGGATTTTTACCTGGCTGTTATGACAAAGCTAGCAGCTAGTAATTTAACAATAAATATAACTAGTTTTAGCGCCCCTGCAATACTAGAAACGCCTAGCGGTAACCTGCTTCAAAGTGAAGCCGGCCTTGAGATAATAAGTAGTTGGAGTTAACTATGGCTAATTACAAAGTAATGATAGATAACGAAATCGCCGGCGTTGGCTTAGGCGGTACCGTTACAGACACAGATTTAGAAGGGTGGGACTTACCACACTTGCTAAAAATTGGTGCTTTAGAGGAAATCTCAGTAAGCCCAACCCCTACTAAAGTAAAGGAAGTGCAGGAATAATGGCAATTTATTTTACAAATAATACTTACCTAAAACTAGGTACCTACGATATGTCTAGCGTAGTTATCTCCGCTAGCATTAACGTAAACTTTGACCAGCTAGAAATTACAGCTATGGGCGACGCAGCACACAAATACTTGAAAGGTTTGCAGGCCTCAACCCTTAGCGGCAGCCTTTACTTAAACCAGGACGCTATCGCAGCAGGCTCTACACGTGCAGTACTAGACAGCCTAAGCGGTACCTCAGCAGCGTTCGAAATTGGCGCAAACGGCTCTACTGCAAGCTCTACAAACCCAGTCTACAAAGGCTCTTGCTTTGTAAACGGTTACACACCTATCAACGGTGCTAACGGTGAAGTCGCACAGCTTGACTTTACTTTTGATATCACAGCACAGACAGCACCATTCCCAGCAGTAAGCTAATAAGAAACGAGGGCTAGAAAATGGCAAGGTTAAAAATTACTAGAGATACCGGCGTAGTTGAGGAATACGACATTACGCCGGCTATCGAAGTAGAGTTCGAAGCGTACGCAAAAATGGGAATAAATCTTTGTTTTTCTACGCTTCAACGCCAGACTGATGTGTACTACTTATGTTGGCTCGCAATTAAACGCAGCGGGCAAACTGTTCCTTTATTTGGTGAGGCTTTTTTAAACACTTTAAAAGAAGTAGAGGTGCTAGATAGCGACCCTTTAGCTGGGTAGGTGATAGGCAACTACTCACCTACAGAATAGCTTATTTAGCGGTTGAAACTGGCATAGCACCTAAAGAGTTTGTAGATATGTCGCCGGAAATGATGGCAGCGGTCTATAAAGTATTAACAGACAGAAACGAGGCGGCAAAACGTGGCTACAGCAAAAATCGTAGGACTAGATGAAACGATAAGAGCTTTACGCCAATTTGACCCTGACGCATTAAAAGAAATGAATAAAACTATTTACCAGGCTTTAAAAATAGCCCAGGTAGACGCACGCCAATTAGCTCCTGCCGTTACACCTTTAAGCGGTTGGGCTAAACCTATTAAAGCTGGCAAATGGGACAGACTTACGTTTGCGGCTAAACCTATAAAAATCGGAATACGCACAAAAATAGACAAAGCGCGTAAGCGCGGCACTTGGACCAGTAAGGCTTATTTGCTTATTAACTCTAATCCTGCAGGCGCAATATATGAAACAGCGGGCCGTAAAAACCCACAGGGCAAGAACGCTCAGGGTAATAGATTCATTAACGCTATTGAGGCCCAGTCAGGGATATTTGCACGCGGTAAGCAAGGGCGTATAGCCTACAAAGCGGTTGAAGATAATCGCGACGAAATAGTAATGAAAAGTAACGCCGCTATAGCAACAGCTCAAAGGGCAGTTAATAGAAAGTTGGCTAGTTAATGGTTATTAAGGTACCCATAATTGTTAGCTACAATAACAAAGGCACTCAGCAGGCTACTAAAGGTATTGGCGGCTTAGAAAAATCCTTTAATAAAATGGGACTAGCTTCCAAACTTGGTTACGCAGCAGCAGGCTCGGCAGCTTTTGCTTTTGCTAAAAAATCTTTATCTGCAGCTATGGCCGATCAAAAACAACAGGCTACACTTGCACAAACTTTAAAAAATGTTGGCCAATCTTTTGCTACTGAATCAGTTACTAAATATATAGACAGTTTGCAAAAAGCTTCCGGCGTGTCCGAAGAACTTTTAAGGCCGTCTTTTGAAAAATTAATCAGGGCAACCGGAAACGCGGACGAAGCACAAAAATTACTAAACCTTACTTTAGATATTTCGCAATCAACAGGCAAAAGCACCGAGGCCGTTTCAGCCAGCTTATCAAAGGCATATTTGGGTCAAACTCAAGCACTAGGCCGTTTAGGTATAGGCATGACTAAAACTGAGTTAAAGTCTATGAACTTTGAGCAAATCACCAAAAAACTTACTGTATTATTTGCCGGTCAAGCTTCAACCGCAGCCCAAACTTTTGCAGGGCAGGTAGGAATTTTAGAGGTAGCAGCCGGTGAAGCCAGCGAAACTATCGGTTACGCTTTAATACAATCTATTCAAAAATTAGGCGGCCAAAATGGGGCTAAGGATTTAGCTACACAAATGCAGACTTTAGCCGATAGTACAGCAGACGTTATTGGCGGGATTACTATAGCTATTGGTTATTTTCAAAAATTAGGCGATTCTATCCCGTCATGGTTAAAAACCGTTTTACAAGTATTAGAAAGATTTAATCCACTAGGGCAAGCTAAAGAAGCTCTAAAAGGTTTAGAGGCTATAGGTGCTAAACAAAGAAAACTAATGGAGGACGCTGCCTTGTCTGACAAAGGTAACATCATGCGAGGCGCTGTAATCGCAGACAAAGCCGCTAAAGCTTTATTAAAGGCTAACTCAAAAATTACAGACGAAAAGAAAAAACAAACAGCATTAGACAAATTAAAAGCTATGTTTGACATGGATTTAATACAATTAACAGCCGCTAAGCAGGGCAAATTATCAGAAGAAGAATTAAAGCGGGTTAATGCTTTAATCGCTATTAAAACTACCGGTAAATCCGACGACATTAAAGCTCTAGACGAATTAGAAGCGCTGCAGAAAAAGTACGCAGACGCAGAAATAGCCAGACAGGAAGCAATTTTAGCAGCTCATAAGAAAAACGCGGCTGAGATTCTGGCCATGAGTAAAGAAAACGCTAAGCAATACGCGGACTTTGTAAAGACCTTTACTTACCCTGGCGGTTTATTCGCTGGTACGAATTTAGGCAATACTGGGTCAAACGCTACAGACGCTAAGCCAAATCCTACTATGGGAACGGTGTTACCAGGCTTTGACATAGGCAGCGGGGCAGCTATTTTCGGTAGTGATACAGCCGGAGGCGGCGGCGCTTTTATGCCAGGCGACCCAGGCTATACCGGAACAGCGGGACAAATGCAGGCAGCGCCTACTAACTTAACTGTTAACCTTCAAGGCGGCATAAACGTAGGCAGTACTTACGAGTTTTACCAAACAGTACAGACCGCGCTACAAGAATTAAACAGGGCAGGTAATAGCCTTACACCGGCTGGTAACTAATGGCAGCCCCTACAATTAACTGCATTATTAATTTTAGCTCTGGGGCTTCTTTTGGTCAGGCTATGATTATCGGCTCGGGCGTGTTAGGCGTTAACGTGTTGGCTGATAGTGCAACTGTTACAGCGGACGTATCTAGCCAGGTGCAGGCTGTAAGTATTCAGCGTGGACGTAATGCTAACGCTGACCAATTCCAAGCCGGAACTGCCTCAGTTCGTATCGCAGACATTAACGGCGATTTTAACCCTGAAAACTTGAGCAGCCCTTACGCAGGGCTTTTGGCACCTTTACGCAAGATTACAATAACTGCCACTGACAATAATACAAACCTGGTCTACCCGCTGTTTGCAGGCTATATAATCGGCTATAACTTTACGCAGGCTCAGGTGGTAGGTGAGGTTAGTTATACGACTTTAACCGCCTCAGACGGCTTTAGGTTGCTTAATATGGGCACTGTATCAACTGTTACAGGCGGTACAGCCAATCAGTTATCAGGGGCTAGATGTACTGCCATTTTAAACCAAATAGCCTGGCCGACCTCTATGCGAGATATAGACACAGGGCAGACTACTTTACAGGCTGACCCTGGCACCTCTAGGACTGCACTAAACGCCTTGCAAACCGTAGAAACTAGCGAATACGGCGCGGTTTATATGGACGCTAGCGGTAACGTAGTTTTCCAAGATCGAGCGTTAACTTCTAGCTCTATTGGCGGCACTGCGACAAGTTTTGCAGATGACGGCTCAGGTATTCAATATCAGAACGTGCGGTGGGTGCTAGACGATAGCCTGGTATACAACAAAGCTTCAATAACGGCTACAGGGTTAGCGACTCAAACCGCTACTAATCAAACCAGCATAGATAAGTATTTTTTACACAGCTACGAAAAAACCAATTTACTAATGCAAACCACAACTGAGGCCTTAAATTATGCCCTG